TAGCTCTGCGTCGGCGTGTAGGCCTTGAACCCGGGCGTGTCGTGAGCCATCGGGGTGCCGATGTCCTGCACCGAGTACGGGTTCGATCCAGACTCGAAGCTGAGAGGGGTCAGCTTGAAGTCGGATGACGACGACCCGTAGAGCACGTACAGGCTATCCTTGCAGAACACCACCATGGCCGCTGCGGCCTCGCTACCACCGACCGACAAGAGGCCGGTGATGGTGTCGCCGGTGGCCAGCTCGGCCGCACCAAGCACCGCCGACCATTGGTACGGCAGGCCGACGGCGCTCTTCTGCAGAGACCCCTTGTAGGCGAACCACAAGGCGTTCTTGTGGGCCTTGACGAAGGATGCCCTGATCGATCCCATGCCGGTGGTCAGCGGCACGTAGACGGTGCCGTCGAACTCGAACTCGCGGCCCACCCCATCGCACCCGTAGATGCGCTTGGTGTCGGTCGATCCGGTGAAGTTGAAGACGTCGTACTCGACCCTTCCGTTGGGTGGGATCGTGATGGCGGTCTGCGCGCCGGCGGCGTGAGCCTTGGTCACACCGGCGCCATTGGTCAGCCTGAGGTTCTCGGGTGACGCGAAGGTGCCGGTGACCGATGAAAGGATGAGCCGGCCCGATCCGCCGACCCACGCCGCCGTCTCTTGCGCGACCCGAGCAACCACACCAGTCGCGCCGCTCGTCTGGCCGTAGACCGTCGCGCCCTCGGCGAACGCGGTGTCGGTCCCGGTGTCGAAGCCGAGCTCCCATCCCAGCGGCACCAGGGTCCACCCGCCGACGGCGGACTTGTAGATCTCCATGGCGGTGGCGCCGACGTTGTTGCGCCAGGCGTAGATCGTCGAGCCCAGCACCGCGACGCCGCGGATGTCTCCAGACCCAGTCACCGCAGCGATGGAGGTGCGGTACTCCGCGGCCGCCAGGGCGTACAGGATGTTGTCCTGGAAGCCATCGATGACCGCATCGGTGACGCTGTGGATGCCGATCGTGGTGCCGCCGACCTTGAGGGTCTCGCCGACGGTGAAGACCCCTGTCATGCGGGTCAGGGCGATGTAGGAGGCGCCGACGTAAATCACCTTGCCGGTGACCCCGGACGTGAAGCCGGTGACGGTGTTCCCGACGACGACGCTGGTGTAGGCCACGGTGGGCACGCTGGCCGTGTAGACGGCGTCGCTTGGCCTGGGTCGGCCATCGAACCGCTCGTGGCCCCGCTTGCTCTCGTATCCGCCGCCGAAGATCGACTCGTAGTTCGAGGCGTACCGGCACGTGCCAGGCTTGGCCGCGTACGGCCCGCTGATCAGGTCGAGGCCACCACCAAGGGTGACCCCGTCGGTGTTGACCTTGACGGCGGGGATCCTGGTGGCCACGGCCTACGCGAGCGGTCGCGCCGTGTTCCTGATCTTCTCGCCTTGGCGGTCGATCAAGCGGTCAAGGAGGCGATCGAACTCGGAGCTGGCGCGCGACCATACGTCGGACGCTGCATCGGACGCTCCGGCATGCATGATGGCCTTCCAGACCACCATCATGTGGAAGTCGCTTGGCATGGCCGGCTCGTCGAGGTCTGCTGCCAGCTCGATCGGCGACTGGACGTAGTCCGCCCGCAGCACGTAGGTCGACAGGGCCGGCGCGGGGCCGACCAGGAAGTCCCCTGACGGAGCGATGCTCCAGTACTGAGGGGCTGCTGACGTCTGCGGGCCGACGATGAACCGGCTGCGGAAGACCTCGTACCGGCACCACTCGAGCTCCCACTCGGCATTCGTGTTGGTCGAGTCGTAGACCGTCGGGCTGTAGTCGTTCGAGACCGGCACGAAGTGGCTGCAGTTCGTGGCGCCGAGGGAGATCGGCGAGTGGGCCGAGGCGTTGATCACCAGGTTGCCGAGGATGCTGTCTCGCATCCAGGCCCAGTTGTACGGCATCTGCTGGATCTCGGTCCACGCGTCGACGACCCATCGAACGACGTCGAGATCCTCGCCGACGGCGGTCGCAACCGCGGTCAGCGATTCGCCCGCGCGGCCGGACTCGCGCTTGACGCGCTGGGCCATCGCGAGCAGGTTCATTACAGAGCCCGAACGACCGTGTACGGGAAGCGCTTGCGGGGGACCGCAACCGTCTTGTTGGGGTCGGTCGGGTCCTGCTCATCGACGATCAGCACGGCGTCGTCGAGCACCGACAGCACGTTGGGCGGGACCTCGACGTCCTTGCCGCGGGTGATCAGGAAGTCGACGCCATCGGCACCGATGAACTGTCGCACCGACTCCTGGTCGTTGCCCAGCGAGACGTTGATGACGAACCAGCCCTTCTTGGACCGGACCTGCGGCTTGCGTTCTGCGACATCGTTCATGCCCGACCCTCGATGAAAGAGCCCCGGCCGAAGCCGGGGCGAAAGACGCCAGAGATCAGCGTCCCGTGAGCAGCCGTCAGAACGTCTCGAAGACGCCCAGCAGGCTGCAGTTCTGGAACGTCGCGATGCCGGTCAGCGCGGTCGTCGCCGGCACGAACGTCGAGCCGGCCGTGATGACCTTCATGATGGCCACCGGCACGAAGCCTTCGGGCACGTCGGGGATGATCGACTTGCCGGAACCGTAGCCGCCCTGCACGCCGCCGGTCGCCCCGATCTGCATCGGGTCGAGGGTCGCGCTCTGGACCTTCGGGTCGAAGGTGCCCTGCACCACCAGCCACGTGCCAGCAGCGATGACGCCGATGACGTAGTAGACGGTGGTGTTGGCCGGCTGCGTGTAGAAGCCGAGGAGGCCGCTGGGCTGCGTGTACTGCGCGCCGGTGGCGGCGGGCAGGTTGGCGGCAGCCAGCGCGGCCAGTGGCGTGTTGGTCTGCGCCGTCAGGGCGAAGGTCTTGCCGTCGACCGAGACCGACGGGGTGCCGGTCGTGGTGAAGGCTGCCGCGGTGGCGCCGATGACCGCCAGCACCGTGCCGAAGCACATGTTGGCAATGAGACGGGTCGGGCCGAAGTTCAGTTGCTTGGTCTTCATGGGATTGATTCCTGGGTGTGTTTTGATGGGGGAGACCGGGTCGCCCCGGCCTCACGTCATCACTGGGCGACGAGGACCTCGCCGCGGACCATCCACGCGTCATTCAAGATGCAAGCAGTGCTATACATCTTGAAGGCCACGTGGCCGCGCTGGGCGAGCACGTCGCTGTCGCTCGGCTTCGGGTTCAGCACGATCGGGGTGATCGCGCTGGCGCCGGCCAGGCTGACCGTGGCGTAGGCGTCCATGCCGACGGCGATCATCGGGTACACGTCGGGGATGCCCGTGCCCACGCCACCGTTGGTCATGTAGGTCGAGCCCGAGCCTGTGGTCGTCGCGGCCTGCAAGAACGGCGCGTACAGGGTCGACGCCAGGAAGCGCAGATCCTTGAACGAACCCATCTCGTTGGGCAGCAGCGGCGTGTAGGTGCCGTACTCGACCGGGTTCTTCCAGCCGGTGATGGCCTCCAGGGCGATCTGCAGGTCGGGGTGACAGAACACCACGAAGGCCGCGCGGATCGGCGCCGTGCCCACCTTGTCGGAGCCCGCGAGCATGCGCGAGACCTTCTTGGCGTTCTGGCGGTTCAGCTGCCGGATCATCTTGTTGAGGATCGCGGAGTCGACCGGGCCGTTGACCGACGCGCGCGTGCCGGCCGAAGAGATGTACAGCACGTTCGTGCCGGCACGGATCGCGTTGTAGATCACCAGCTCTTGGGTCTGTCCAGCGACCTCACCCATGATGTCCGAGTACTCGTTGAGCACCGGGTCCTCGTGGGTGTCAGCGATCACGTCGCTGATCTGCACGCGGCGGCCGTACTGCGCCAGGGTGGCGCTGACGTCCGTCGTGGTCATCACGTCCGGCGCGGGCGTGACGCCTTCCACCAAGGTCGACAGCGACGGCGCGAAGCCGTTGTATCGACGGAACTTGATGGCGTTCGTCTTGTTGCGGGGGATGGGCTGCTGCTGGCCGAAGCGGCCCATGCAGAGCATCGGCAGCGCGCGGTCAAGCAGGCGCTGGGCAGCGAAGGCTGCGGTACGGGGCGAGATGTCGCCGTATGCGGTTGACATGGTTCAGGTCCTTCAGGCGGCCTTCCTCGCTTGGGCCTGGGCGGCTGCAAGGGCGAAGTTGCCCTCGAAGTCGTCGGCCGCTGGGCCGGCAGGTCCGCGGGCGTTGCCGCGCGGAGCGATGCCAGCTGCTTGGCGAAGTCGGTCTTGATTGGTGGCGGCCAACGACGGGGTCGGCGTTGGTGTCGGTGTCGGTGTCGGGAAACCCTTCACTGCGTAGTAGCGCGCCAGAACGGCGGCGCTGTCTTCGGCGGTGACGGCAAACTTGTGGGCCTGCTGAATTTCCTTCGGCTGCTGTTCAACCCACGCGAAGAAGTCATCGCTCACGACATCGTCGCGCCACTTGGGCGTGAACGACTTGTCGAGAGTCGAGCGCGTCTTGGCGACGGTGTCCTTGAACTGCTGCTCGCTGAGGGGGTCAACGACGGCCTTCATGCTCTGGGTCTCGCGGCCAACTGCGTCGACCCGGCCGGCGGTCTCATCGACGCGCTTCATCAGCGGGTCGAGTACCTCCTGCACGCGTCGCCGAACGGCGGCATCCAGATCTGGGGCTGAAGTCAGCACGTCCTCCTCGACCGCGGCGGGCACAGGTGCCGGCGCGCGGACGGGGGGAGCGGCTGTCTGGTCGAGCTTTGTCCTCATCTCGCGGATGAGGTCTTCGAGCTCTCCGTTCTTGCGCATGAACGCGGCGGCGCGACCGGAAGCCGAGCGCTCTCGTTGCGCGAGCTCGGCCATCTGGCCTTGCAGCGATTCGAGAGTGACCGGTTGAGCAGCAGGTGCGTCCACAGCCGGGGCCTGAACCTCCGCCGGAACGGCGGCGGCTTCTGGCGCTGGCGCGGGCACAACCTCCTTGGCTGGCTGCCCCTGGTTGGCAGGGGCCTCCGACACCGCGGTGGCAAAGTGCTTCTCGAACTGGTCTTCGTCGTCTTCCACTCGCAACCTCCGGGCGGCCAGGATGGCGGCCTTCATGCGCTATTCGGATGCGCGAGTATCTGGTCGCCCTCAATCTGGGGTCAACGTCGGCATATATGCGGGGAGTAGGATGTGGGGATGAACATCAAACCTTCGATTGGCCTCGCGGCCGCCGCCCTGATGGTCCCCTTCGGCCTTGCGTCCGTTGTGATCGGTGAAGCCGTCGACGTTCAGTGGATCGTCACGGCAGGGGCCTGGATGACCGTGCCCCTGACCGTGATCCTTGGCGGCCTGGTAGCCGGCGCGCTGGCTGGCTTGGCGCTGGCGATGGCCGTCATTTTCCTGGTGGCGCTGATTCGCGTACTGCGGCGTTGTAGGCTCTGTTCATCGCCTGCAGCACCTGCCTCTTTTGCAGGTCGAGTTCTTGCATCGATGCGTACTTCGCGGCGTCGGTCTGGTCGCCAGCAATGATCGACAGCTCCTTCTTGCGGATCGACGACATGTTCTGACGCACGGTCTTGAGCTTCTCGCCGAGGCTTGCGATGGCCGGATCCGCATCGAAGATGGCCCTCGCCTCGTCCATGCGGCCATCCTTCTTGGCGGCTGAGATGCGGTCTGCAACGGCGCTGATCTTGTCGATCTTGTCGTAGCCTGATGCGCGATCGGTCTCGGCGTCGATGCGACCGTAGAGCTGCTTCACGAATGGGGCGCGCCTGACGTCGAGGTCCGGTCGCTCGATCGATTGACGGGCGTACATCATGTTCGCCAGGTCGAGAGCGAACGACGCCGGACCCCCGCCGTACGAGCGGACAAAGGTCTCGATGGTCGCCGGCGTGAAGTCGAGGAACCCGCTCTTGTACTTGGTGCCGCCGCTGACTGCGTTGAGCTTCTCGGCGGCCTTCTGGAAGATCGTTCCCGACTGGGCGGCGAAGTACTTCGAGCTGTCGGGCATCGACTCGTTGTGCGAATCCTCGGGGTACATCTTCCGGCCGAACGCGTTGGTGTTGAGCACCGACTGGACGACCGGTTGAGCGATCCCGGGGAAGCCGGTCAACGCCAGGCTCTTCGTGTTGTCGAGCGATTCGCCGATGGTGTTCACCGGCATGTACGCCTTGAGGAACGACTTGAAGACGTTGCCGATCGCGGTCTGAGGAGTGACGCCGCGAGCTGGATCGATCCGGTTGCGCCACATATCGACGGCCTGGTTCGCGATCGTGGCGAACCAGTTCCACCCGTACGGCATCGGGATCTTCGAGTACCGGCCGCCGCGGGTGCCAGGGATGGCCTCGCCGGCGGGATCCTTGTCGCTCTCGGTGGCGCGCCAGACGATCACCAGGTTGCGATCCTTGATGTCCTGGGGGATCTTGTCCCACCACGCCACGCCATCATCATCATCGCCCATGCTCGCGTTCTGCAGGGCCAGCATGGCCACGCCGCCCATCGCGGCACCAAGGGTAGCCAGCACCTTCGGGGAGCGCAGCGATTGGGCGACTCGAGCCGTTCCCTGCACCGCTGGGTTGAAGAAGAGGAAGAAAGCGCTGAGCTGCGGGGTCCAGGTGCCGCGGCGGTTGAAGTTGACCGTGAGGTTCTTGCTGATGCTGGAGGCCTGGCCAACGGTCTTGCCCTCGGCCCGCGCGGCCTGGAAGCCCGCAAACCTGGTGCTGTTCTCGACCACTGCGTTGATCTTCTCGACAAGGTCAAGAGTAGCCGGCGCCCACACGCGCGGATCCCAGCTGGCCATCTCTGCCTTGGCCAGCCGGTTGCTGAGATCCTTGGCCATGTCGGGGATGTCCTTGAAGTTCATGAACCCCGTCTTGCCGCCGGTGCTGCGGAAGAGCTGGTACTCGGCGCTCGGCGTGCCGAACTCCGCATTCCACGACTCCTTCATGGCCGACGGCAAGCTGGACCACAGCCGGGCCGCCCCCTTGAACCCGACCTCGTCGAGCATGCCCATCGTCGCAGTCTGCGTGTCACGTGCCCAGTTGAGGACCGTGAAGACCGGGTTCAGGCTGGTGTACATCCGGCCGAGCATGCGCTGCGTGGCGAGCAGGGCCCCGATGGCCTTGCTCATCGACTCGACGTTCATGTTGCGCATCTGCTCAAGCAGCTTCTCGTCCTTGATCAGGATCGAGACCTCGCGGCCGCCGTCCTTGACCCCGACGGTCCTGTCGCCCTTGATGACCTGCGGCTCCTCCTCGATGACCTGGTTGCCGTTCTCATCGGTGGTCACCACCGGCTTCATCTGCACAGCGTTGATCTTCCACAGGTTGTCGCTCGGGTTCTCGACCACGAACTGCAGGAAGGTGCGGAGGACCTCGTTCTTGCCGGCGCGGATCAGAGTCTTGATGCGGTCCTGGAGGATCTGCTCGATGATGTCCTCGGCCATCGAGTAGCGGCCGCGCGCGCGCTCGGTCTCCTTGCCGCGGATGTTGAACCCGCTGCCAGTGCCGCGAGCTGCGCCGGTGGTGGATGCGTTGCCCTTGAGCGGGATGTAGTTGTCGTAGGAGGCGTTGAGGACGAGGTACTGGTCGCCAGTGATCAGCCCCTCATCCAGCAGCAGGTCGCGCGTGCCCTGCGTCCACTTCATCAGGGTGGCGTGGTGCTTATCCAGCTTGGTATCCAGTCCCTCATCCTTGGCGGCCTGGAGGATCTCGTCTGCCTCCTCATCGGTCATGCCTGACCATGAGTCGAAGCCGGTCGCGCCCGCAGCACGGCGCGCGCGGATGGCCTCGTTGCGCTCCTTGGCGTGCTTCGCGTAGGCGTAGAGCTCGACGTCCTTGGTGGTCATGCCATCCTTGGCGACGGCCTCGATGAAGTTCTGCACCTCCTGGTCCAGGTCCTCGATGCGGCTGGCCACCTTGCCGTGGTATCTCTCCTCGGCGCGATAGAAGTCGTTGGCCTCGGTGATGATCCCGTCTTGCGCGGTCACCGCATCGATCGCTTGCTTCCACCGGTTGTATCGGTCCTGCAAGGCCTCGATCGTCAGCGACGCAGCCCCGAACTCCGGCAGCGTGAACTGGCCGGGCAGCGTGGCCTGGATGCTGGGCGAGCGGGCGAGGGCGATCTCCATCCGGTGCTGGTCGCGCAACTCCTCGGCCAACTTCATGAAGGCGTCGAAGTCGCTGTCGATCATGTCGTCGAGGCTGTCGTACCCTGCGGCAGCCGACTTCTCGTTGAGCCACGCCGCCTGAGCCTCGATGTCCGACGCCAGGCTGCCGGTCACCGGCGCCGAGGACAGGCCTTGCGATGCGGACCATCCGGTCTGGAGCGGCTCCGCCGTCTCGGGACCGAGGACGATCGGGCCAGCGTATGGCTTGATGCCGGCAGGGATGGGC